TGTTTCTTTAATAACTTAATTAATTTATTAGCTTTCATTTATTACCTCACATTCCTCGCAAACTTCCTCTAGCTGCGATATATCACTACGACTATCTCCAAACTCATTCCATACCAGGAATGAATCACAATTATCGCATTTATTGTGCGATAGGTCTCCTCCTATTGGCATGATTTATTCTCCTTTTTTGTGAAAATCCAATTACCACCATTCTCAACAAAAATACTTGGATTATCTTTGAGTGCTTCTTGTACTGCATCCATTGAATATTGATAATTGTATTTAACTATTTGATTTTCGTATAAACCTAGTTTAACATTAAATAATCTATAGTTCATTTAATCCCTCCTTTTTCTTTTTAAGCTATAGTAAGCCTTACTTACTATAGGATCTCCAAACATACGACTAAATAGAGCCTTCCTACGCTCTTGTCTAGTCTCTTCTTCCTCTAGTTTTAAATGGTATTCTTTTATTTTGCTCATTTT